ACTTCAACTACTTTCGTACTTGTATTGGTTGGAGGCGGTACTGTTAGCGTAATTGAGGGCGTTGTTTGATTAATATTGATACGTGAGTACACATCTACCGTAGTCGATGCCGTTCCAATGCTTCCTGAACTTGCAAAGTTTGGCAATACGTAACCCGTAGCCTGACCGTAACCCGTAATCGTAACGAATACGATTGATAATAGCAAGAGTAGTTTTTTCATGTTGTTAATTAAGTTCCTAAATCTTCAAATTGTAATGTACCTGAATTGTCAATTGTTACGTTCCATCTATGCGTATCTGGAGATACTAAAACAAAGCTTGTGAGATCGCCAGTTGAAACGGGTGGGTATATCTGAATAATACCAGATTGAGTTCTTGTATAAATTTTTTCATCAACTTGATTAATGAATACCTCCCCCTTGTATATATCAGTAACAAGCCATGTCCCATCCGTATGGTCATTGCTTGCTGGTACTGTTGGAACTTGCGTTGCAACCGTACTACTTTTAATTAATATTCTACTATCTTGTATTGTTGGCATATTATAAAGGGATAGCGCAGCGATCTTTTAAATCACTAATTGTAAATCTTATGTCTCCACCCCATCCTGTTACATCATCTGTAAACCTGTCGGCAAATGGTGTTATTGTGATGTTGTCATCAATTATATATTCATCATCATGTGCCGGATCATTTAGATATGCTCTCAAATCTGAAAACATTAATTGAATATCGCTCCAAACTTCCCAGCGATTTGACAGGTCTTTTTCAACCAAATCCATTATGATTATTGTCATATTCAATTCAAACTCTCTATCAATAAAAGAAGAGGGTTGAATGACACAAAACATATATGGAAACTTATAAATGCTCTGATTAGAAACCTCTTCAAGTTCACCAAACGAAATGCTTCCTTTCAATTGCAAATGTGCGTTTGCAAAATCTTCAAGCCTTTTTTTTATTTGGTTTATCGTGAAGCTCATTCAGGTATTTTTCTAGTTTTTTAATGTTTCTGTTTTGACTAGCCATGTACACTACTGTGGGCTTGTCTGGCTGTTTCTGTTGCATCTGCACTGCATTTGGTAACAACTATTACAAGTATCTAAAACCATCCCACACGTATAATTTGTTTCAAGTGGGGTAAAGTCATCTATGCCATTCCCTGAAAGTAAATATAGCGGATAATCTGTTGTGTTTGCTCTTAAATATTTAGTAATTTTTTCAGCATAAAACTCAGCTTTGTTCTTGAAATCCGCACGTATTGCGAATGTATCAGAAAGATTAATAGGAGTTGACTCATCTGTATTCTTTTGGCTTACATTTGCGTTAGTCATCTTGTAACCCAAGTATACACACGCTTCGTATTGAATATATTTAACCATACACGGTATTACATATTCATCTACAAGTGTTTTATTTAATGCCGTAAGTGTAGGTACTTGAGATCCTAACTCGTTGTATAAAGCGCTTCCTAGTATTGGTAAGATGTAGTATTCCTGCACCTCATCAATCATAGGCCCAATCAATTTAGAATCAACGTTGCCATTGATTATAGATCTGTCTTTTAGTAAACTTTCTGAAATTAATCTAAACATTACTTACAACGTTTTGTTTCCAAATATGACGACAATAATCTGTTGTTACATCAAGTTCCGGATTATGATAGAAACCGCCTCTCATTTTCCATACATCATATCCAAGTTTTGAACTGATAGTATCAATGTCCTGACGAGTATATAACCTGTCTAGAGATATCATTTTTTTGCAGAATGGCCTTGAACTTCCGCCGGGTTGAAGTGGCGGAGCAGATGCCCTCAATTCGTAAGACCACATTACTTTAACGCTTGCGGTTGGAGCGCTTACGTTTGGTTTTTCTTCTGCAAATTTTTGTTTACTTGAATGAAATTCTAACTCTTTGATATAGGAATCGTCCCTATCTTCAATATCAACGGATGAGTGAATTTTGTATTTGCTTTTTTCTTCCCCAAAAGATGAAAACATTTCTATCTTTTCATCATCCGAAAACTCTGTTTTCATTTGAACCGGAGCCGATTCTGTAACTTGTTCAGATGATAAAGGCTTTCTTCCTAGCATCTCCCTTACCTCATCTTTAGTAAGAACTTGTAACAAATACTGTTCGCTCAAATCAAATCCAATCGGCTCAATGTCTTTAATGCTCAAAGGCTCACCCAATCCATTTAACGAGAATAGGTAATTAAAGCACGATAGAAGCATTTGCTGCTTACTCGATACATAGCCATTCTTAAATAATTCCCAAGCCTCACGAAGCTCCGTGTTTCCGCCTAGTTGGCCTTCTGTTTTAATGCCAAATAATAAAGGACTTGTAATTTTATGTCCTGTAAAAATCTCCTGTTGTGATGTTTGATTCAGCGTATCCCAAAGCTTGTCAAAGTTATTGGACTGCAAAGGAATAATAGTCGGAGCTGAATCTTTCCCGTTTGAGAAAACAATTACTGTGCTTCCTGCATTGTCTGTACCTGCGTGTTTACCCTTGATTTTACCTTCAATTACTTTAGCCTTTTCTGCATCCGGCTGACCTCCATTAAAAGAAATCAATGTACCTGCTGAAAATCCATTACGCAAATTATTCAAATGAAAGTTTGCAATCTGTATGTCGCATTCTATGTATGGAATACAACCCAAATATTCAGGTAATGGATACACGCCCATACCTGGTCGGTATTGGTCGAATAAAAATACGCCACTAAAAGTTTTGGGATTAAACGCTTTTAGTTTTTTAATTTCTTCGTCTTTTGGTTTATAATATTTGTTTTGGCTGTTTTTAGGATCAACCCAATTATCGCAAACAAAAATAGTTTTCTTGTCTTTTGAAACTCGAACCGTTGATCGATCAATATGGTTTAGTGAAGCCCAGCCTTTCCCGTCTCTGCGTGGTATTACCTCAATAGCTAATCCAGCAAACAATTCTAAATCAGTAGTATTCTTATAAAGTAAATCATCTAAGGAATCATATTCATTAATGTTTTTTATTAATGCTTGGATTTTGTCTTTTATTTTTTGATCTAATCCCTCATCAAGATAAAAGCCTCTGCCTTTAATATAGTGAACCTTACCTGTAACGATAGCGTTATGCTTACCGCTACGGTTAAAAAGTTCTAAAAGATATTGTGGGTATCCGTTATACTCTCCAAATGAAACATAGTCTACGTTAGTATTCTCAACAAATGTCGGAAGTTGTACAGCTTCAAATTTGATTACCTGTACATTATCATCTGTCATCGTTCTTTCTTTAGCCATTGTAAACTCTTATTGTGTTTGAATCTGGTTCGTATGTTGGTATTACTTCTTCGGAGTCTGTTACTGTAACTTTTCCCGTCTCAACTATTGCGCCGGATAAATCCGGATCTAAATTCGTTGTACTTGCCTGCTCTCTTATTGTGTATGCGTACTGACCATTAAGAACCAACTCAACCTCTCCAATCAAATTATTTGGGCTTGATTTTTCAGTTATTGAAAACTTATTGAACCGTTCCTTATAGCCGGAAGTATCCTGAGCAATAAAATAAATCAGTTCTTTTGTTTGATTATCTTTGAACTCAAATAGATAAGTCGGATTACTTATTGTCGCCTTCTCTGTTAAAGTCAGAACTATTACGTTTACTGATTGCTTCCTTAGGTTTATCATTTTCGAAAACGTCTGCTTTAATTGATTTTAAAACTTCAATATTTTTTTCATCTACTTCAATATTTATTCCTAAATCTTTAGAATAAATTACCGATCCGATTAATTCTTTCTTTAACATAAAGATAGCTTTTTTAGTTGTAACAAAAAAGACTTTACCAGTTGATAAAGTCTTTTTTGAAATAGTTTTTTATCTGTTAAGCAGCTGCTACAATTAACGATGCAATTAAAGAACCTGTTACTTCAATCATAGAATCCGGCTCATTACCACCTAGCACCAAATCAAATCCGTTAAAGTCTCCCATTGCCTTGCCTAGTGGACTCGTAGAAGTCATAAGGCTTAAGCCTTCATCTTCTCCACATAGCCAATAGACTCCGTTTTTATCTAAAACAATTACCATGCAGTTATTTACCGCAAGTAATTTAATTTCATTTCTTTTAACAGTATCTCGTTTGTTTAAACGAATCTTAACTTCCTGCGCATAGAACGTTGTTCCGTTATCTTGAGAAGTAGTGATTGTTTCCGTTGCTTCTGCCGTTTCCTTTTCGAAATCATACACCCAAAATCGCTTAGTTGAAGCAAGCGTGAACGCTGTTACAACTCCGGAAACCTTTGTAAGTGTTGCTTTATTCGCAAGTTCAGTAACGTAAATTCTTTTAATACCCCCTACGGAGTCTTTGCACCCTTGAGAAATGCTAGTAGTTAAAGCACATGGCATAATTATATAAGTTTAAAAGAGGGGATATTTCACCCCTCTTATGTTAGGCTAATGTGAATTGAGTTACTTCGTCTAAGAATGCGAAGTTAAATCCTGACTTCCATTCAGCCATGAATCGAACCTCTTGAGCTTCTTTAGCCCACATCATTTCAAACTTGCTTTCTTCATCTAGAAGATCAGTTCCGTAGAATGCTCTTGAAGTTCTGAATGCAAATATTCTGTTTGTTCCAGTTAAGCCATCAACACCAATTACTTTAACGTTCGTTCCTGGCACTACTAACTCGAAGTTTGAAGCCTCGCCTGTGTAGTGAAATAGGTTAGCGTTTGTCAATGCGGTTGTCCACAATCTAAAGATATCAATCCCTACGAAGATTTTCATTGTAGCGTCTGTTACAACCTTAGATGGAATTGCATTTGCTACCGATTGCATAATTGCAATTACGTTAGATGCATCAATTGTTGTATAAGGAGTTGCAAAGTTTTTAGAAGTTAATGGGATAATTGTAAATGCTTTCGTTGCATTCAATACACCAAAGTTTGCTGTTAGTGTAATTTGAGTTGCTGAATCTACAGTCAATACAGTTCCTACTGTTCCGTTAATTCTAAGTTTGTCACCTGGCAAAATTCCTTGTGCTACAAATGCAGTACCTACACCTGTTACTACAGCTGTTCCTACCGCTGTTGATACAGTACCCGTGCCAGTAATTGCATTTACGTTTACCATTCCTGTAGCAGAAGATACATATCCAGCCATTTTAAAGATACCATCAAAACGAGCAAGAGTAGAATCGCCAGAAGTAGTATCGCCTTTCCAAATAGCATTCTCTAATTGAGAAACAATCTTAGCAACCTTTAAATCCGTGTATACTTTTTCGAATGGAATTTTCTCAGGATTAGAACCTGCTTCCATTTTAACTTGAATGTATTTCTTTTCAAGTTTTTTTGGACACAGCGCCTCGTGTACTTTAATGTTACCAACGGTTACAGTACGCTGTGTTAGTGCTGTTGTACCGCTTGGGCTGAATCCGCAATCGTCTCCATTTTGAAATACTGCATCAGTATCCATAATGTTGATTGTTTCGGCGGACTTAATACCAACCATTTTAGATAACAAAGAAATTGTCTTTGATCCGAATACGGCTGCTGTTATTAAGTCAGAACCATTTTGTTCTGTGTAGTCTTGAAGACCAGTCAATACTAATGACATGATTTTATCTGTTTAAGTTTTTAGTTTACTTTAGGGATTGCGTTTGCAATTTTTTCCAATCGATCAAACTTGTCTTGTTTAGAAAAATTTAATGATGATTTTTTTTCTGTTGGTTCTTCTGTTGGAGAACCTGCAATAGCTTCAATGACCTCAAATGTAGCCTTTTGAACTTCCTGCATTTTAGAGAATGATTCTTTTAAATCCTGAATATCTTTAAATTTACCATTGCTAGAATCTAGTAATGTTTTGTACTTTGTTTCCAAGTCATTGTATGAGTTTTGCAATGTTGCAAACTTCTCTTCCATTCCGACCTTATCATCCTCTACCGCTGTCGCTGGTACTACTGAATCAATAACTCCATCTGTAACAGTTACAATTGAACCATCATCTAAGATATGTTCGCCTGTGGGAGCGGGCATTTCACTGCCATCCGCATTTACAACAAGAATTTTTGAACCAGCCTCTAAGGCGCCAGATACTTTTATTTTTGTCCCGTCTTTAAGAGTTGCATTTGACATCTCTTCGGGCTTTGGTTGTGGCTCTTCCGTACTTGAGAAGTGAAGTTTTACCAACTCTCCTAGCTTTCCAAAAAGATTATCAACCTTTTTTTTATCAATTTCTTTTTCCATTGTATAAAATGAATTTACTTATAGATATAAAACAATGTGAAATTGTTATTTTTAAAACTAACTTGCTGTTATTGAATCAATTATATCTATAATTTCATCTATCTTGCTTTTTGGTTTTTCATCATAAATTGTTTGTGCAAACGGACCCTCAACCGAAAACCCTTTGAATGTTCCCGATTTAATTTCTGACCAAACCAAATCATTTTCTACTTTATAAGAACCGAACCATGATCCATTTGTAAGTCCTTCAAAACCTTTTGGAGGGTTAATTCCACGCTCTCGGTTAATCATGAATGATTCAAACATAAACACTCCATCGACTTTCTCATTACTGTCGTGCATTATATTTACATTCGTATTGTATTTATTCTTGAAGAACTTTTGAACTATTTGCATGATTGTTTTTGAATCAAACACTGCGTAATACTCTCCATGCTTTTCATCTCTTCGATAGATAGGAAGATCGGCAACCATAAGAGGCCCGGAAACGATTCTTTGCTCTTCGTTTTCGATTGCAAATTTCATCGGCTTATGCTCATTAAATGCCATCCAGTTTCTTTCAATGGCTGGACTATCAACGAGCGCCACGTATTCAACTCCGCTTTCGTCTTCTATGCTTTCGTCAATTGTTAATTTATAAATCGGTAGCTTTTCCATAATTTTTTATTTAAAATGTTGCACGCTCTTCTATGCTACTTACCCTTCTTTGTGTATCTGTTAAGTCTGTTTCTACAACAACTGCCCGTATTGGTCTATTTGCTTCATCTCTTAAAGCGCCTGTATCTGTTCTTGTTTGTGTGCTTGTTACTGTTGATACTGGGGATGTTGGAATACTTGGAGTTGTCGAACTACCTCCGCCAGTTGGTGCAGATGTTCCAATCTTTTTAGCAGCAAAGGCAAAGTTAGCAAGCGTTAAAGCTATCATTGCACCAATAGCTATGGGAGTAGCAACCACACCAGCAGGACCTAAAGAAGCCCCAAATGCAGTACCTATCTGAACAGAGTTTGCTATACCTTTACCTGTCTGTACACCTAAGTCTGCAATAGCGGCAGCCTTTTGAATTGCAGTTGCCTTCTTATTATTTGCTGCGATATTATCTCCAAGAGTTTTAAACCCAGATAATACGGCAGACCCATAAGCCTGTTGCGCACTACGTCTTTTCTCTTGTTCTTCTACTTCTTTAGCAGTCTTTTCCTTTTCAAGTGCAGCCTGTTCTTCGGCATACTTCCTGTCTATTTCTAATTCAGCAATCCGTGCGTTTTCTTTTAACTGTAATTTTAGTGCAGTCGTTGCAACGTCTGCACCAGTTAATAATTCAAGTTCCCTTTCAAGATCAAGTTGAATTTGTTGCTTCTTTCCTTCAAATGTTTTTTCCCGTTCGGCTTTGTCTAGTTCTTCACGGCGTGCAGCAACATCTAAAGTATACTGTCGCATCTTAGCCTGACGATCCTCTTCCATTTTAAGAAGTTGCTCGGTTGCTAATCGCTCTTCATCGGCTTCTTTTTTCCTCTTATCTTCCGATGCCTTACGTCTTTCCTCTGCTAACTTTCTATTCTTTTCTTGTAATGCTTTTAGTTTGTCGGACTCTTCTTTTTTGTCAGCGTTTGAATCTTCAAGTAAAGCAACTTTGTAAGCCTGTTGGCGAACGGCTAGTTCTTCGAGTTCATCGGCTGTTACCTCTTCGTTTGCTTTCTTTTTGGCATTAACATAATCCAGGTACGCGGTTAACTGTTCATCGAGTAACTGAATTTCTTTTGCTCTGATGTCGTCCTCTGTTGCTCCCTGAAGTTTTGCCAGCTCAATTTCTCTCTGTCTTGCCTTTACAAGCTTATCGGATTGATCCAATTTTTCTTTACTTCGTTCCGCGCTTGCTTGCGCTGCATCTTCCTCGGCAGTATCTAGAATGTTTACATATTCAAGAAGTTCAATAACACCTTGAACCATTCCTTTTATATTGGCTGTTACTGCATCGATAATATTCTGAACCCATGTAAAACGTCTACCCAAAGCCTCAATACCTGTTTGCAATAAACCGATTGGAGTCATAAAACGATACATCCATTCGGCTATCTTCATAATCACATCAATATTCTCTGTGATTACTTTCTTGACCTTATCAAAGTTTAAGTATATCAATGTTAGCGCAACACCAACCGCAACAAAAGGAATCGCTATCATTGCAATTCGTAAGGCGCGCGCTGCAATGGTTGTGCCCTGCATTACAAAGTTGTATGCAGCTTGGTAAATTGTTGTTGCTTTTACCTGAATAGATAGAGCTTCGAACCCACCTTTTAATTCTGTGATCTGGTTTAGGCCTTGAGACAAAGCAAGCGCAGCCTGAACCTTCAACATTTGCTTTTGCACATCTTCGCTCTCTGCTCCGAATAAAGCCATTGCCCCTTCTGCTGCTGCGAAACCTCCGGCTATTCCGTTTACAGCTTGCGTTACTGCATTGAATTTATCTTCTGGATGTAGTGCATTAATAGCCTCGTTAACTCCCGCTATCTCATCCTTTATTTTTGCTGCTCTTTTTGCCGCTTCAATAGCCTCCTTACTTGAAGCGCCATAAGCCTGAGCAAACTGTTGAGCCTGCATAGTAGCCTCTCGTAGTTGTGCTTTTAATGCTTTAGTAGCACTGACAGCGCCAGCCCCGTTTACCTCTACTTCAAATGCTATCTTTTCCATTAGTCTGTACCGCCGTTTATAATTTTAATATCTGAATCAGAGAATGCGGCCTGAACTTCATCAAGACCTCCCTGAATCAATTGAATGTAACTTGTTGCAAATGGATTTCTAACTTCATCAAGACCTCCCTGAATAAGGTTTGCAACAATCTTAGGAGTAAGGTCAATTTGATACGCCGAGTAGTCTACTCCGTTTTTAATCTTAGATAGCTCAACTGTGCAAACACCTGGCTCTATCGGATTGTAATCAAGAACCCTATTGAGTCGATAGTTTATATTGTCTACCTGAATAAAGTTTTTAAAGTCTAACTTGAAAATGTCAGACCCTTTTAATCTGAACTTTCCTCGTAACAACTTTGAATTTTTATCTGTTATCTCATCGATAAACTTTCTGTAATAAACATTGTATGTGTTTGCTGTTGTATATACAGATGTGTTCCAATAAACTACTTTTGGAATCTCAAACAATAAATCTAGGTTTGGACTAAATGGATCATCAACATGTCCAACATAAGGGTATGATGTATACGATACATTAGATGTGCCATACATGATTTTAAACGCCCCACTACAATCTTTTAACCCTGCATAGTAAAGTATGCGAATGTTAGAGTCGAACGGAGAAAATGTACCATCATCATCGCGTGTCAATATGTGAGGTACAACCATTTTATTCAATGGGCTATCAACTGAAATTGTAGGGGAAAATATTAGTGTTATTTCTTTTTTACCTTTTACAAAATCATTAATCACACCTACATCTCTGTTTCCGTATGTCTCTTTGTATGTCTCTTTGTAAAGTTTATTGTAATAGTCCGAATCTTCTTTGTAAGCAAATACATAGTTTTTACCTTCAACCTCTGAAACTGGAAGTATTTCAATTGAACTCCCTCTATCTAATTTGTCAGACCATTCTACCACTTCATTATTATTGTAGAAATCCTTTGCACTTTCGATTATTAGATTCCGCGAGTTGTTCGGATCTACACTAACATACAAATTGAATAACTTAAACCAGCTCAACACAAAATCTTTCAATCCTATGTTTTTAGGTATTACAGAGTTTAGAAGGAAGACATCCCCTATTTGAATAGGTATTGATATAGGAGAAATCAATATCTCCATTCCTGTATTAACTGTAACTGTGTTGCCATTGAACGCATTTAAAAACACCCTTACCTTGTTACCTTGATTTAGATATTGGGAAGGTATTTTGAACTGTCCTGTAAACGTTCCGTCTTGGTAATAGGCTATATGTTGAGGGTTAGCAAAAGGACTGAATACAGTAGGCTGTACAGTTGTTCCTTCTGCATTAATATCAACTATCCCAGGAACATATACTCCATCTTGAACGCCTCCTATTACAGTGTTTCCAACAACTGTTATATTATAGTTTACAACTATCTCATACATTCCAGATCTCTTTACCGTGTATACACCATTTGTAACATCAAATAAATTCGAAACGTCATTTATGGTATTAGGGAAAAGAAGTACAGTTTTCTTTAATCCCAATAATGTAGGTGAAGAGGTTTGTATAACTGTATCAACTATGTAATCTTGATTTGCTGAATTTGCAAATTTTGTACTATTAGATACTCGCTCAACATTACTGCTTGCTGGAATTACAATACGTTTGAACAATTCTAAGTCCTTGAAATTACCTGAGTAAGTAAATCCTGCCAACTTAAAAATCTTATCAATGTATGACTTCAAGTATATAGCCGGGTACATGGTGAGCGCATCGTATTGATACATGCTCGTTCCGTATCCGTAATTAATACAAGGGTACACATAACCCTCGCCTATTGGAACAGATGATGTTATACCTCCTCCAATATATACTACAAGTTCAACACCTATAGCCGCTGGTGCGACAGGTGTTATATTTAATCTTATATGGCCAGTTACTGGTGTTCTAGATATTACTTTATATGATATCTCGTTAATGTAAATAATAGATCCGGCAACTACGGAAGCATCAAGACTTGGCCCTACCGTTTCAAGTGTGTCAGCCAAAACAACTTTCATTAATACAGATCCAATAAAAGAATATGTATTATCAAAGTTTATATAATCAAGTCCATCTTTCTTTATGCTATTATTCCAAGATCTTTCTATGCTTGTCTGTGTAAGCGCATGAGCATATTCAGAGAAGTCTAAGTCAGTTAAAAATCTTCCATCAAGACTTGTAAAGAAATCGCCTATAACGCCAAATACGCATATCTCATAATCGTATGTATTTTTAGTTTTTATTACCTTTAATAGTTGACAATATCCATCCAACTGTAACATAGTATCCACATACACTCTGCATGACGCTTTTATACTTGGGTTAAAGTCAGGCGAAAAGTTTGTAATGTCTTCACTATTGGACTCTTTGCTAATCTCAAAAATATGAGAAAATAGTAAGTTGTTTTTCTTTGATCCGGGAACTGTGATCGTTTTAGAGAATGATGTATTGCGCTTTTCTGGATTGCGAATATCTGCAATAGAAAAGTTTAAAGAAACAGGAATGTCCTTATAAATATCAAGTGAAGTATTATTAATTACAATCTCTGTCATCAGTACGATTGTCTATAATTTTCATTTCCAAAATCAAAAGTAATTTGAAGATTGAATAACTTGTCGTTTATCTTCTTAGCTGTCTTGTATTTTGTCTCTGTGATTTGAATAGGGATTAATTTATTTGATTGCTCCATAAATACCATAGGAGAGGTAATCAGTTCTTTAAGCCATACGCTTTCTGAATCACTTATCCAATCTGAATTAACTGTTATAGTATCTTGATTAGCCGAAGTCATTACAGTACTTGACCTATCACTTTCAGAGTATACATACTCATTTGATGAATTGAAAGATCCTATCATTACATTATACTTCTTCTTTTCGATAGATGTATTTTTTGTAGATGCTAATTTAAAATTGAATACATCAAACCCACCGTTTACGTTTAAGAAGTGTAATGGAATGTTCGTGTACTTACAATTCGAATCCTGTATATTTATTCTTTTTATCTCAAAGTCAAAATCCGAAACCGTGTCTACAACTCCAACTGTGTAATAACTTACACCAATAAAGAATGTGCTACCAAACAGTTCTTTTAAATTCTTCGTGCCCACTGAAATCCTTAAGAACCTATCTCCTATTTCCGCATTGGATAAGTCAGTAGGTGAAAATGTACTTGAATTCATTTCTGAACCTGTACTGTCATAGTTGCGAACTATAATGCTTGCTATATTCTCAGGAATTTCATGATATAAGTGAAGCCATAAATTTGTATTTTCATCTACGTTCGGCTCATTTATATTTGTCAAGAATCTACGTGTTGATCCTTGATAAAAGTCATTAGTTGACCAATCAACAAAAGAAAGATTCTCGATTGAAGCATTAACAGCATAGTGCGTATCGCTATCAAGCAAGTTTATATAGGTAGTAATAACACCCGCTACTGAGTACTCTTCGCCAAAACGGATATAAAAATCAACCCAAGAGTTCGGATTTCGATCAAAGGCTGTATCTTCTATGTTAATATCATGCGTAACATAAGACTGAACAATACTTGAAACATCTAGGCGAGCTACACCCGTAACTGTCTTAGGGGGCAATCTGTGGCGAGAAATAAAAACACCGCGTATGTATAAGTCAAAAACATATTGAAAAGATAGCTCTGCTACATTGTCGGACTCAACAACAAAATTAATAGGATTATAAGCAGGAGTTACCTCGCTAGGTTCTTGTATTATTGTTAGCATTGATCAGTATATTAATCTCGATTGACTTACTTATAATAGTAGATATATCTTTCTTCAATTTTGTTACAACATCTGGAGTTATAACATCTGTAAAGAAGTTTGTTGGCGCTATTCCGTTTTTGCCTATACTTTTTGATATTGCGAACGCTGCCGATAGTGTTGGAACTTTAACTGACAATCCTTTAAAAGTAGTTACTCGAACGTCTTTTAGCTTCTTTCTGGTAAGATTAAAGCTATTGGCTACTGTTGGCTTCTTTTGTAGCCATGTTATAATTGGTTTTATTGGAGGCGGAATACTGCCAGGACTGCGTCCATCGTTTACATTCTGCCAATAATCTTCCATCTGAATAGTAAACCTGAATATTGATCCTACTATTTCAACATCAAAAGCAATAGAAGGGTATAGTGTTCCTATCGTTGGGTCAGAACTTGGGTTGTTTTGCTTAAGCCCTGCAACTAGGTTACTCTTTGTTTTTTCGACAAAGATATTCCCATACCTTTCAAAAAGGGATTGCAGGCTATTTGGTGGTGCAACCGCTGGCTTGCTACGGCTTTGCCCTATGTCATCAAGAAAATCAAACTCCGCCATATACTTTTGCCTTTTCGTGGTAGTAAGAAACCGTATTTAGAAACTTAATTACATTCCAATCAGTAATCTCATCCCATTTTGTCGGATTGTTATTTGAAAGCATGTCAAGCGTTACAATCCAACCCCATCTTTCATTGAACGAGTCCTCTTTGTCAGCAAGCCCATTCGGCTTTTCATTCTCTTCATCATCGAACTTTTTATCGTATAGTCCGCTGTAAGGCTTTTCCATTTCGACAACCGATTGCAAAAAAAAACCTGCAATGGATATGCTATTGCGATTGATAGATTGTTTTGAAATATCTCTCCAATATCCTCAATACTTACTTCATTATACTTCTTACCCTTTGGTATGTAAAATATTGATAAGATGTTATGAATGTTGTCGATTGAGGCACCTACTTTAATGTAGTGCTTTAAATCAATCAATTGCCCAGCACTCATTTGCCTTACATCAAGATTGGCTACGTAGGTAACATCTTTAATTATAAATTCTTTTACAAGTTCTTCACTTGGCTTAAACTCCGAAACCCACCCGACAACGTTCCATATCTTAATAATATCACAATATGCAACATCGTAAAGTTTCTGTATTTCAATTCCAGACAATACACTAATCAATTCAATCATGTTATCCAGGCCGTCCACTTCATCGTACTTGATCTTAGATAGCTTTTGAAATTGATCGATTGTAACCGCTGACCAGTCTTTAGGAAGTTCAATCTTCATTATCTAGATGTTGGAATGAATGTACACGGACAACTACACGCATCAGAAGTAGCCTGTGGGTTATAGTTAGATGCACTTGGGTTCATACACCCGTACACCGTTGGATGTGCGCTTTGTGGTTGTGGCTCGTCTTTCTTCTTGCAAGAACAAACGAAAACAATTGCGATTAATAATAAAACCTTTTTCATATCTTTTATAAAATTGTGTACTCTCCGTTGTATTTTTTATCACCTTTCTTATGTATTGCTAGGGCATGCGCACAAACAATATCATCGTGCATTCCTGCCGGCGCCGAATACTTCACCCCTGTTCTTGTGTATTCATATTCAAATGACTCCATTTCGTCATAGTGAACACCTTCTAATACGCTTGTTCTGTTCTGCTGAATGGCAGAGGCTAGCCCCTCCATTATCTGTTGCTTACTATTCGATGTAAACTTAAAACCTTCAATGCGTCGACATACCTTCTGCATGTCTTCCACAATTGGATCACCTACCCCTGTGCTGTCAATCAATGTAGGGAGTTGTCCTACTGTACGTATTATAGTTTCTTTTGTTTGCTTCCAATCTTTCCGAAACCTATCTAAATGACAAATATCGCCATTAACATCTAATCCAACTATTACGCACCAATCGACTGACTTTGCCAAATCCACCCCAAAGCAAACAGGAGATAACGAACTCAACTTCTTAATACATGCCTTTATTGGCTCAATTCCAAAAGGATTACTCCCATCGTCAGAAGCATCAGCAAGATACAATTCATTGAACACATTTGCTGGTAAATCTTTCCTAGCCTGTTCAACCTCTTCAAGTTTCAATATGCCTGCTTCAACTGCATCATAAGCCGTTATTTTAAAATGCTTATATTGTTCGTCACCTGAACGAGCCTTAACAGCCAACTTATATCCCCAATTCTTTTTACCCTTAACGTTACCAATGAACTTACACCGCCCTTGTGTTGCCGTTAATGTAGACCGTAATGCGAACCAAGCGTCTTCTCTTGCTCTTGTGAACTCATCAAACACGCAAGCGTACACATCATCACCATATAAGTTGTCTGGCTTCTCTGCGCTCTTAAATTGAATCTTTGCCCCCGTTGGTAAAGTTAGCAATAATTTTGATTCATTAACCTTAAAGAACTTTCTATCCGTTACCTGGTTGCGCATCCTGTTAAATGCTATCTCGGCCTGGCCATACACCGGAGCAACCCACCATACAGATTGACCAGCCTTACATTGTAACGCCTGCTCAAATAACCAAACGATATGCGAGGCCGTCTTTCCTGTCTTAGTGCTTGCTTCTGTTACCGTATACCTTTCTGTAGCGTTCAGAATGGCAGTTTGATAACTAACAAGCGGAGGGCGTTTATAGTTTATTTTTTGCACTTAATTAAGAAACGTAACGGGTGAAGACAAAATAACTTGCACTATTCCAATTTTAAACTAATATCAAAGTTGCCTGTTACCTCAACCTTGTCTGTTATTCTATTCTTTAGCTTGTTGTATTCTTTAATTGCCTGCAATGCAGTACCCTTGTCCTCATTCT